GATCGCGGTGAGCCGTCATCGTTGTATTTTGCTGAGTGGTCGCCGCCGCCGGACTTATCCCCAATGACCGCACAGGCTTGGGCGTATGCGAACCCAGCGCTCGGCAAAACATTGACGCTAAAAACTATTGAAGCCGAAAGCGAAAACCCTGACCGCGCGTCATTCTTGCGAGCCAGTTGCAACTTGTGGGTCGCGTCTGACAAGTCATGGATAGCACCCGGCCTGTGGCCCGAGTTGGAGTACACCGACCCTATGCCTGACGGCGGCACAGTCGCCATAGAAACATCGCTAACCGACGACCGATATTTTGCTACACGCGCCATCGTGCTAGACGACCGCCGCACCGTCGTAACCGTCGAGTTTGTGTGCGACACCTATGACGAAATGTTGCAACACGTCGAGCGCCTAGCAAAAAACACGGCAGTCAAATTTGCTATCAGTCCGTCAATCGACATTCATTGGCCGTTGGCGCTTGAGCGTCGCAGGGCAGTTGTCGGTTACGGCGAAATTTTGAAGTTCACGCCGCGCATTAAAAGCATGATCCACGAAAAGTTGTTGTGGCACACGGGTGAGCAAATGTTGGCTGAACACGTGCAACGCGCCGTGGCCGTACGCAGTCAAAACAGCATTGCGTTATCGTCGCAACGATCACCCGGCCCGATTGAGTTGGCGCGATGTTTGGTTTGGTCAGCGGCGCTAGCCAGCCGACCTACCGCAACAGGTAAACCTATGATCGTTGTGGCAGGTGGCTAGTATTTTGTTGGGCGGCCGTTGATGCCTTACTTTCTCGGTTACGGATTGGCGGTCGCCTATACACAACGCACAAATAGTTTGGTGGCATACTTAGCGCATGGGCATTTTTAACCGCACCGTCAACAAAGCAGCAATATCGCCTGAGCCAACTAAAGCGGCCGCAGCCGGTAGCGCAAACTACATGACCAACGGCGGTATCGGCTCACAAATGATCGGACAGTATTACTCGTACGTTGAAGGCACGGCACGTAACCGTGCTATGAGTGTGCCGACAATTAGTCGAGCGCGCGATCTTATGGCCAGCGTTATTGGTTGCATGAATTTAAAAATGTATAACGAGATGTGGAACGGTAACGAAATGGAAAAAATGCCGTTAGCGCCGCGCACTTGGTTGCGACGCATCGACCCGACGTTGCCAAACAATTTTATTTTGTCATGGACATTTGACGATCTATTTTTTTACGGTCGCGCATTTTGGTACATAACAAGTCGCACCGCCGACGGATATCCAGCGTCGTTTACTCGACTACCAGCCGCAATGATTAACACACTTGATCAGGCTGGGCCAGTTTGGTTTGCGCCGTCAAAACAAATTCAATTTCAAGGCGGCGAATTAAACCCCGATGATGTTCTGCAATTTTTGTCGCCAATACAAGGCATTATTTACATGAGCGAACAAGCGGTCGCAACAGCGTTAAAACTTGAGGGCGCACGCTACCGCAATTCGTCGTCGGCGATACCGGCTGGCATTTTGCGTCAAACTGGTGGCGAGCCACTATCAGCACAAGAGTTAGCCGACCTAGCGGCATCATTCAACGCGGCTCGCGAAACAAATCAGACTGCTGCTTTAAACGAATTCGTCACTTATACGGAAACGCTCACTTCTCCGGACAAGATGTTGTTAATCGATAGCGCCGAATTTCAGGCAATGGAAATGGCTCGGTTGTGCAACATACCGCCATACCTTGCCGGCATCAGCGTCGGGTCGTACTCTTACCAATCAAGCGCCGAATCGCGCATGGATTTGTGGACATTTGGCGTACGCGCTTACGCCGACTGCATTGCTGGCACACTCAGCCAAAATAACATTTTGCCTAACGGCACGTATGTTGAATTTGACGTTGAACAATACTTGACGGGTGAATACTCAATGGGCGACGATCGAGATACACAAACCGAAATTACAGAAAGAGTAGAGTTACCGTCATGATCAAATTGACCCCCACTCAGATCACGGTTGACGCAGCGGCGGCAGAGGGCTTGCCGTCGCGCTCAATCTCAGGCGTAGCCGTAACCTATGACGAAACGGCCACAGTTTTAGACGGTACACAGGTACGGTTTTTGCAAGGGTCGTTGCCAGTCACGGGTCGCGACCCAAAACTTTATATGCAACACGACGCAAATCAAATTGTCGGCAAGGTTGTTGAGCGCGTGGACACGCCGCAGGGCATGATGTTTACCGCCAAGATCAGCGCCACTCGACTAGGCGACGAGGCGTTAACGCTGGCTAATGACGGCGTTATTGACGCGGTATCGGTAGGCGTAACACCCACAAAATTTAGTTACGACGAGCAAGGCGTAATGATCGTTGAATCGGCTAGTTGGAGCGAATTGTCGCTGGTCAGCGAAGGCGCGTTTAGCGGCGCGGTCATCACCGAGGTCGCGGCCAGCGCACCCGACGAGCCGGTAGAGGGTATCCACGAAACCGAACCACAAGTAGAGTTACAATCAGATCAAGAGACAACAAAGGACAACGACATGACCGACAAAAACGAACAGCAAGTAGTTGAGGCAGCACAAGAAACCACAGAAAAATTGTGGGCACAGCCAAAACGTAAATTTAATTTGCCAACAGCAGGCGAGTACATGGCCGCTATGCACATTGGTGGCGAAACATTCCGCAACGTGCAAGCAGCAGCACAAGAATTTGCTAAAGCAAATCAGTCAGCATTGCAAGCAGCCGCAGGCGACACGCTTACTACTGACACACCGGGTTTGTTGCCAGTACCAGTTCTCGGGCCAGTTTTTGCCGACTTGAACTACAACCGACCAGTTGTTGCAGCGATCGGCGCTCGAGCAATGCCAGACGGCGGCAACAGCAAAACATTTATTCGACCAACTTGGACAACACACCCAAGCGTCGCGTCGCAATCACCTGAACTTTCAGCAGTATCGGCAACGACACCTGTGATCGCGTCAAACGTTGTTACAAAAACAACGCTTGCAGGCCAAGTCACTTTGTCGGTGCAGGACATTGATTTTACGTCGCCGGGTGCAATGCAAATCATTATGCAAGACCTTGTTGGTCAATACATGTTTGCCAGCGACAACGTTGCAGCAGACGCTATTACCGCTGGTGCAAGCGCATCAGGCTCGACATGGACAGTTACAGCAAACGACCCGTCAACGCTGATCGCAGCAATGTACGACGCAGCAACTGACATTTTGAATGCAACAAACTTTTTGCCTGATCACGTGTTTGTATCACCTGACGTATGGCAAAAACTTGGCGCACAGTTAGACGCAGACAAGCGACCAATTTTCCCGTACACAGCAGTATCGGGTTTGATGGGCGTAAACGGCATTGGTTCAGCAAACATCACAGTTGCAAACACCTTCAACCCGTTTGGTCTTAACTTGGTTGCCGACCGCAACTTTGCAGATGGCACTTTGTACGTTGCTCGAGGCTCGGCTTGCGAGTTCTACGAACAAGTCAAAGGCATTATGTCGGTAGAAGTACCGGGCACGTTGGGTCGCACATTTAGTTACTACGGTTACGTAGCAACATTTATTGCCGACGCCGACATGGTCAAATACATCGTCGTTGCTTAGTCGTAAGCGGACAAACCGCTTATGGCGACCTATCTAACGGCCAGCAAACAGTTACTAGATAACTACGCCTGCATATCTACGCTCGAGCCAACCGACATACAAGTTGGCGACAACGTAGTTGTAGGGTCGCTGGGCGCACCGTTTAACGGCACGTTTACTGTGTTGAAATGCCCACAGTACAAATACACGGGCGTGGACAGCACAACTGGCGAATGGTTTTTTGACGAAACGATTGCCGTACCGAACCAGTTGTTGTTTGCTTGCACAGGCGACAACGTTGATTTTGTTGCGATTTACACCGGCACGGTTGCGTTTACACCGACGTGTACGTGGATTACGGCCGCAAACCTAGTCACGTATTTGGGTGTGTCGATTACTAATCCGTCAGATGATTACACGCTAATTACGCAGTCGGTGAGCGCGGCTAACCAGTTTTGCAGTCGCCGTCGAGCCGAGGCAGGCTATAACGACAATTTGACTACTAGCCCGTCAGGTGACGTAACGCTGGGCACGCTCATGTATGGCGCGGCGTTGTGGCGCTCGCGTGGCTCGCTTGAAAACGTGTTTGCGTCGTTTGACAACATGGGTACAGCACCCCAACAGTCATTGACACCGATTGTCAAACAGTTGTTAGGTATTGACCGACCAGCGGTGGCATAGTGCCTGCACCATACAACGAT